GGAATTAAACGAGTTGTTGTGGGAACGTGAATGGCGTTCCTGTAAAGGTGGCGACACGCCAGATGAACAGATCCAAGGGTTCTTTTATTTTTGTGAGAACTATTGGTTTATCCGTCACCCTGAGCGGGGACGGATTCTGTTTGATTTGCGTGAAGCCCAGCAACAAACCATTGAAGCATGGCACACTGAACGTTACAACATTGTTCTAAAGGCACGTCAGATCGGGTTCTCTACGTTGGCGGCGGCATACTGTTTTTGGCTGGTGTTTTTTTGGCCTGACAGGTTTATTGTCATGCTGTCTAGGACGGAACGTGAAGCGGCAAAGTTGCTACAGAAATCTAAGTACGGGTATCGTTGGCTACCTCAGTGGATGAAGGAGCGGGGGCCACGGCAGATTACAGACCACCAGTTGAAGATGGTGTTTGATAACGAGTCTGCTATAGAGTCGTTGCCTTCCAGTAATGATCCTGCTCGTGGTGAGTCGGTGTATTTGGTTGTGGTGGATGAGATGGCGTTCTTGCCTAACCCTGAGGAAGCGTGGGCTTCGATTGAACCTATTGCTGACGTGGGCGGACGAATCATTACCCTCAGTACCGCTAATGGTTCTGGTAACTTCTTTCACCAGATGTGGGTTGGTTCTCAGACAGGAACCAACCTGTTCAAAGGTTTGTTCTTTCCTTGGTCTGCTGGTGACCGTGACGAATCATGGTACGAAGTTAAGGCACGTAACACCCCGTTGTGGCAGTTGCACCAAGAGTACCCTAGGTCACCTGAGGAAGCGTTCATCAAATCAGGTAACCCCGTATTTGATGTAGACATCCTAGAGGGTTTTATCACAGTTGATCCCGTGGTGGGAGATCTAGTGTTTGATACTGAAAGTCCTACTTATTTGAAACCGCACAGGGACGGCTCTTTCAAGGTTTGGGCTGAACCAGAACATGAGGGCGTGTATGTGATCGGTGCTGACGTTGCCGAAGGTTTATCTTACGGTGACTATAGTTCTGCCCATGTGATTGATGCTACGACGGGGAATGTGGTCGCTCATTGGCATGGACACATTGCTCCAGATTTGTTTGGCATACTATTGGGATATATGGGCTGGTGGTACAATAACGCTCTTGTAGGTGTAGAGAATAACAACCATGGTCTTACAACGCTGAAAGCGTTGCAGGGTACTGGTTACCATAATATCTATAAACAGCGCAGGCTCGCACAGGTGCGTGCCAAGCAGACAGATATTTTAGGTTGGAGAACAACAGCGTCCACAAAGCCGTTGATGATTGACGAGTTGGCCGCTGTCATCAGGACAGAGAATATTGGTTTGTTTTGTTCTAATACTATTGGTGAGTTGCGAACGTTTGTTCGCAAGTCGAATGGAAAGATGGGTGGTTCTCCGCACGACGACCGTGTGATTTCGTTGGCTATTGCTAATCAGATGTTAAAGTTTGTGTGGCTTCCCGAGTATGATGCGGGTACTCCTGTTCCTGCAAATAGTTTGATTTGGTGGGAACAGTTCCTTATGCGGGAGGAATCTCCCGCAAAAACTCCTCTAGGCGCGTATAATACTAGAAATTTAAATCATTTAGGTTAGAACGGGGCGCACTTTAGTATGGGTAGTCTTAACTGTGAACAATGTGGGAAAGTTTTTACGTTCGATGTGATTCCGCGTCGGGGTGCTATTTGTTTTGGTTGCCACGTTAAGGGAGTCAGATTGGGTTTCACTCATGGTCAGGAAACGTTTCATGGTGCTACGTTCAAGGAACGTGAGCGTGAAATTATTGGCAATGCCATTGCTCAGGGTCGCGACATAGAATATGTGGGAAACAAGTGATCTGATATGTCTAATGTTGTTGCGGTTATCCTAGCGATCCTAGCACCTAGCGGTGTCATTGTCACGTTGCTAGAGCGAACTAGGAAAGAAAATAATCGTGACCACAACAGTAACAGGGAACTGCTAGAACAAATTGATGTTAAGGTTGATGGCATCGACAACAGGCTAGATCACCACATTGAGTGGCATCTAGATAAGGAGACAAAATGAATTATCGTGAAGCGTTTAACAAGGCGGTAGCAACGTTTGTGGCTGGTGCTACTGCGGCACCGATTACTGCGGCTGTGGCGGATATCTCGTTTTTTAAGGCGGCTGGTATTGCTGGTTTGGTTGCTGTGTGGAACTGGTTGGGTCGTGTTGCTCAGGTGTGGGTAAAGTCCTGATATGGCTCGCCCATCTAATAATGAACTGCTTGCGAAGTATCGTAAGAAGATGACTACCTCCCGTCGTTGGCGACGGGAGGAACATTACGACGACACTTGGAAACGTCTAGTTGACTTGTATCGTGGACGGCACTACGATTATTTCACTGACGAAGATCGTGTGCTTGTGAACCTTGCGTTCTCAACAATCAACGTTATTGCACCTTCGATTGCTGTTAACTATCCTAAGATTACTGTTAATGCTGTTAATCCTGAAAATGCGGCTAACGCTGTAATTGCTGAAGCAGTAACAAACTATTGGTGGCGGCATCGCGACTTCAAGGAACAGTTCCGTCGTGCAGTAAAAGACTTCCTTATTGTTGGTCACGGATGGCTGAAGGTTGGCTACCGCTACGTTGAAGAAGAACGTGTTGGGGAACACGAAGATATTTCTGACCCGAACGTTGAAGATAATGTAACGTCCACAACTCTGGTCGTGTTGCAGGACGAGCCGTTTGTCGAACGTGTTTCACCGTTCGACGTGTTTGTTGATCCAGACGCTACGTCAATGCGTGATGCCAAGTGGATTGCTCATCGTGTACGTCGTACAGTGAATGATGTCAGGACAGACAAGCGTTATGCGGCTAGCGTCCGTAAGGACGTAGGTGCGGTTACTTACGCTAAATATACTGACGATCCTTCGTCACGTAAAATCTACGACAAAGACGAAGGCTACGCTGATGTCTACGAGTTTTATGATCTAAAGAACAACACGGTTAGCGTGTTCTGTGATTCGGGTGATGGCTTCCTAATTAAACCGAAGAAGCAACCGTACTCGTTTGGTCATCCGTTTGTGATGCTACGCAACTATGATGTGCCAGACCAGTTCTACCCTATTGGCGAGTTGGAGGCTATTGAGCCGCTACAGCGAGAGTTGAACGAAACTCGTACACAGATGATGAATCACCGTAAACGGTACGCACGTAAGTATCTGTACCGTGAAACCAACTTTGATTCTAATGGTCGGTCTGCGTTGGAATCTGATGATGACAACGTGATGGTTCCTGTGCAGGGCGACAACCCTCTCGGTGATGTGGTCGCTCCATTCCCTGCTTTGATTAACCCTCCAGAGTTTTACAATCAATCTGAACTTATTCGTACAGATATTGAACTTGTGTCAGGTGTCACAGAGTTTATGCGTGGCGGCGTATCAGAGATTCGCCGCACCGCAACAGAAGCCGCACTTATTCAGGATGCGCAGAACGCACGTACAGCAGACAAACTTGCTGTCATTGAGAAGTCTGTTGCCGAAGTTGGACGCAGAGTTCTCATGCTTGCACGCCAATACATGAGCGGTGAACAGGTGGCACGTGTTCTGGCTAAAGACGGTGAACCAATGTGGGTAACGTTTGATCGTGAATATCTAAACGGCGACTTCGATTTCGAGGTGGCGGCTGGATCAACTCAGCCGTCCAACGAAGCGTTCCGTCGCCAATCTGCTTTGCAGATGGTAGACGCTATGGCACCGTTTGTTTCCGCTGGTGTTGTGGATGTTCAGAAACTAGGTGCATACGTGTTGCAATATGGTTTCAATGTGAAGAATCCTGAAATGTTTATGACTGAGCCTCCACAAGCAGAGATGCAACCACAAGGCCAGCAACCCCCTGTGCCGCCGATCCCTATGGATCAGGCGGCTCCCATGATGGCTCAACCTCAGATGGCTCCCGCAGGGGATATCCCACCTGAGTTGCAGGCTATGTTAGCGGCGGGTATCCCGCCGTCGCGAACAATGTAATTAGAACGGGATAAACATATATATAAGAGCAACCTTTTGGACTCTAGATTGGAGACATTCGTGTCTGAAGAAAATATTAATGTTGATGTGGAAAGTCCAGCAGTGGACACCGAAGCACCAGCAGTGGCGGAAGATACTACATCTTACGAATATGTAGACCCTAGTGCTTTCGACGGAAAGTATGTGAAGGTTAAGGTAGATGGGACAGATATTGATGTTCCATTTAACGAAGCCATTCAAGGGTATCAGCGTCAGGCTGATTATACACGTAAGACGCAGGAACTTGCGGCACAAAGAGAGCAGTTGGGCTACGCCCAAACTTTACAACAAGCGTTAGAAACAGATCCTCGGGGAACCATTGACCTGTTGACACGCCATTATGGTGTGGCTACAGCAAATCAGATGGTTGCCGATGCACAGAACGAACCGCAGGTTCCAGAGTTTGATGATCCTTTGGAGAAACGAATTTGGGAAACTGAGCAACGGATTCAACAGTATGAGCAGGAGCGTGCTAACCAACAGTTGCAAAGCGAGATTAGTAGACTGCAATCTACATACGAAGATTTTGACCCGAAAGAAGTTGTCCGTGTGGCGTTGCGAAACAACACTACGGACTTAGAGGGAACATACAAGATGCTGGCTTTTGACAGGCTTAGAGCGGCTAGGGCTAATGCTCCAGAAGTTCTAGCACAACAAGAGCAGGCTGTAACTGATGCGAAACGTGACGCTGGATTTGTTGAAGGCGGCACACGAGCAAACAGTCCTTCTGCTACTAACGAGTTTAAACCTTCTAGCGTTGCTGAAGCGTGGGCGCTCAGCAAGCAACAACTCGGCATGTAATTTATTCAATTTAGTTAGGAGACTAAAATGGCTGGAAACTCAAGTTTCGATTCATTGCTGTCCACCACCCTCGCGAATTATCGCGATCAGTTGACGGACAACATTTTCACTGCACGTCCGCTCACGAACCATCTCATGGAGAATGGTCGTGTGCGTATGCTTGATGGTGGCACAAAGATTGTGGAACCATTGATCTACGGGCAGAACTCAACCGTCGGTTCATACGCTGGATACGACACTATTTCACTTACCGCACAAGAAGGCATCTCCGCCGCAGAGTACGACTGGAAGCAGTACGCCGCTTCTATCGCAATCAGCGGTATCGAAGAAGCCAAGAACAACGGTGAAGCCGCAATCATTAACCTTCTCGAAGCAAAAATTATGCAGGCAGAAGAGTCAATGCGTGAAAGTTTCAACCAGATGTTCTTCTCAGATGGCACTGGTAACAGTGGCAAAGACTGGAACGGTCTTGGTAACCTCGTTGATGCAACGACCGCTGTTGGCGGTATTGATCCTACTGCAACTGGCAACAGTTGGTGGGGTTCATACGAGGAAGGCACCGCTGGTGCCCTTTCGCTTGCTGACATGGCAACCGCATACAACTCAGTGTCGGTCGGCAACGACCATCCTGACATGGTGCTAACCACGCAGACATTGTTTGAGAAGTACGAGTCACTTCTTCAGCCACAACTCCGTTACACGGATGCAAAGACGGCTGATGCAGGTTTCCAAAACCTTCTCTTCAAGTCGGCACCTGTTGTTTATGATGTGCACGCTCCAGCAGGAACGATGTTCTTCATTAACTCCAAGTACCTGACCCTCGTTGGTCACTCAGGTAAGTGGTTCTCGCAGACAGAATTTGTTCGTCCAGAGAACCTTGATGCGCAGTATGCACTCATCATGTGCTACGGCAACTTGACCGTTCGCAACCGTGCGAAGCAGGGCAAGTTGACGGGTCGCACCGCCTGATAGTATTGTTGTGTGGTGGGGGTGCACCCCCGCCCCCACCACACACTTTACTTCGTATTTGGAAATTAGATAGGAGTAACAATGCCTAAAGGTGGAAAGAAATCTGCAATCGAACTAGGTAACGGCAGTTCGGTTAGTCGCAATGCTAGGGCTACTACTGGTGATCCTAATACGACTCGTCCTGCTCGTCGCAATCGTCCTCGTCGTCCTGCTAGCAATGCTAACAATTCGGGGAATAATTGGTGGGATTCTCAAACCCAGTTTTATTTGTACCCATCTAGCGATGGGTACGGCATTGGTTCTTCTCGTGGTAGCGCACACAACGATGGGCTAGATCCTAGGGCGTTGACGCAGACTGGTGTTGGACATTACTATCCGCGTGGTCTTACTCCGATTCCTGCTCCTGTGGTTGGTATGCCTTACACCCCGAAGTGGACTCTGCCTGAACCTCAGGGTACTTCTCCTCGTCGCCCTCGTCCTCGTACTCCTATCCGTGGAGGCAGTGGCCCTGTCGTTGGAGAGCACTTCAGGTTCTTGCCGCCTACGCTCTGATGGCACCTGTGATTCCTCCAACCAGTTATGTTACTGGTGACAACATGTATGAAAACATGTTGGACTTGTTGGTAGAGGCAAAGTTAAATCGAAACAATCCTGCTCGTGGAGAATCAATGCGGTTCTTCAATAAGGCTTACGATTCTGGTGCAATGAAAGATTTCATTGAACCAGATTATCCTTTAAACGCTAGTGCTAGAGAAGTAGATTTTTCTGTTTTCGATCAGACAAGAAATGATCCAGCAATTCAGAATCTTGGTGCTGATGACATTCTGTTTACTTTGTCTGAAAATTCTCCTAGTTGGCATCCTGTAGGTTATGCTTCATATTATCCTACTGAGGGTTGGGCTTTACATCAGGTGCAGTTGCCGCAAAATGAATTTCTTCGTGCGATGGCGGCGGCTTCTAGCACCTACAACATTCCTGCTGTAGATATGAACATGCAAGGTTTGTTGCAAGATTTTGGTAGCGGCAAGCCGAAACCTATTTACGATATTTCAAAGTCTGTTTCTCAGATGCCTGAGTCAATTCGTCCAGACGTTTTAAACTTTTTAGATCGACCATGGGATGATGCGGCGGGATGGGTTGCTACTGGCGATAGTGCTGGCAAATTTGCTTTAGATTCTGACCAAGCAATCTATTTCAATCAGGATTTTATGAAATACGGAACGGGCGGCTGGGATAGTATTGCCAATCATGAAGCAGGACATATTCTAGACAGGGGTCTTGCTGGTGTTCAGCAAGGCCGAGGGGCAACCGACTGGCTTCCGTTTGTTTATTCTGAAGATAATAAACGTGACTTTATGTCTGAACAAGATGAGTATAGAAATGCTATTGAAAGGGATCAGGCACTAGGTTCGATGAAGGACAGATTCCCTGTCAGTTCTAATGATTTGTTTATTTTTAATTCTGGCGGTGAAACCCTAGACATTACTGGTGATTTTATTACTGGTTACTCAAAGAGCAAATCGCATGAAAATGTGGAAGATTTTGCGGAAAGATTTATGCTTTATTTGAATGATAAAGAAGATGGATGGGTGGTGCAGGATCTTATAAGTGGGCAAAGACTAACATTTGCTGAGTTGTATCCTGAAACGTCTAAGTATTTTGACAACCTGTTAAGAAGGAACGCAGTCATGGACGCTTTGATTCCGTCTAGGGCGTAGAACGAGAAGGCATATTGTATGAGTGGAGTACCAGCATATTCTTTTTATGGCAGACCAGCGAACGATGCACGTCTAGCCCACATGGACGGAGCACGCCTAGCGGCTCCGTCTGCACCATATCTAGGTAGAGGCAATCTGTGTGCCGCTAATGAAGATACGTGCACAGGCCGCAAGGCCAAGGGCACGGATTATTGTTTCGGTCACGCTAGGTCTATGGGTTTAATCAAGAAAGGCAAGGAGACTGATGGCACGACTGACGTTAAGTGACATCCGTTCACGGGCGCGTGAAGTCGCAGAAGTTTCTTCTGCTGACGTTTCCGATGCTTTAATGGATTTGTTTATCCGTGACGGCTACAACAGGATTATTGATTTGGAACGGCGTTGGCCGTTCCTAGAAGTGTCGTTCACTATGAACACTGTTGCCGATCAGACAGCGTACACAATCGATGACTATACGGATCACACTATCCGTGAGGTTGTCAGCATTGTTGACCCCGACCATGTGCGTCTAGATTTTGTTTCGTATGAGATCGCTGAGGAAACGTTTGTAACTAACGATGCTCCTAGTGGTCGCCCAATGTTTGCTTCACATTGGGCTGACCAGATACATTTGTTCCCCACACCTAAAGAGGTGTATACGTTGAATGTGCGTGCCTATCGTGAACCTACCGATTGGATCACGGCTGGCACTGCTCCTGACGGGGTGGAAGCGTTTGATTTGGCGTTGATTGATTATGCTGTGTCTAGGTCGTATAAGATGCAGGAAGCGTTTCAACCTGCACAAGAGTTTGAACGTTCGTTTAATGACACAGTGGCGTTTGCTAGGCGTGATGTGATGAAGGCTGATTCGTATGCGCCTGTGCAGTTATCTAGTGGCGGTCATGTGAAGTCTTGGGGTCGTCATCCGAGGTTCCGATGACCAGCGTTTTTGCTGTTGAAGATTTTACTGGCGGATTGAATTTGCGTGCCGATGTGTTTAACATCGGCAAGAATGAGACACCTGATTTGTTGAATGTGGACATTGACCCTAGGGGTGGTGTTCAACAGCGTGCTGGCACAGAGTATATGAATGATACTGCTGTTGGTGGTTTTGCTGATGGTGCGTTTGCTCCGCATCGCCTGTTTCACTGGCGGCGGGCAAACCAACAGTTGATGTTAGCCGCTAACGATAAAGTGTTTTACGGTACAGAAAACAATTTTACTGATACTGGGATTGTTACGACACAGGAGTATGGTGCGGAGTTTGCCGAGTGGATTGGTTCAGACGACTATCTGTATGTTTCTTGTGGTGCTGGTACTAACTCCGTGAAGTGGGATGATACGCTGGTTACGTCGTTGACTCCTAGTGGTAGTGGTGCTTGGCAAGATGACTTGCTTTCCCCTAGCGGTACACACATGCCGACTGCCGATCATGTTGCCACTCATATTGATCGTTTGTGGGTTGCTTCTACGCAGGAAGATAGTGTTGATTATCCTGACAGGGTGCGTTGGTCGCACCCGTTGTTTCCTGAGTCTTGGCGTG